GTTCCTGTGCTAATATATTCTAATCTAACTTTGATGTTTAGTGTATGATCATCTGGTTTACTGACTAGCGTTTCCAATACTCGCCAACGTGGATCATTTGTTACTATTCTATCAACATCTTCTGTAGCTTCTCTTTCAGTCATTTCATCCAATGGTTCAAACACCAAGTCGGGTAAAATGCTACCAAACAGAGGATTTTGTACTCGTTCACCTCTTCTGGTGTAAAAATTGTTTAATAGATCACGTTTAGCAAGCTCTGCATCTACCAGAGTTTTGCTTCCGTTAATACTGTCTATTGTGCTATATCCGATATAGGTTACCATACTATTATTTATGGTAAAATTAAATACTCAGTTTATATTTTAATGGTGGTTGATATAATATCACCTGTAGTCATTGGCTTGCTAATAGTAAGTTGATCTCCTACTACTTTAAAATCAAAAAGATGTTGTTGTATAGCGCCATTTATGAGTACTTCTAGCTTTTCTTGTGGGGTCATGCTAGGAGAACGTTCTAATGTAAACGTTGTATTTGTTCCATCAAACGTAAAACTTTTCTTAATAAGAGTAGCTTCGTATTCTTTTACTAATTGTTGTTTAGCACCTTCTGGTGTGTTAGGCAAAAATTTAAGTGTTTCAGCGTAATATGCATATCTAGCTCGTCTTGTTTCTTCTACAGTAAGTATACCCAGCTCATTTCTGTCACGCATACTGAAAACACCTTTACTTCTATATTGTTCTCTGGTTCTAAGTTGTCCATAGTCAACCAGTCTCAACAAAGTTGCAATTTTGACACACAATGATTTGTTATTTGAACTGTTTATAATCATATCTGCGACTGTATCATAATCTTGCTTTATCAACGGATTAAGTAATCTGTATTCAATCTTTCCATTTGTTACAACCAATACTTTGCCAGTAGCCCAATGTAGTAAAATTATACCATCATACACACTCTGAGTAATTCTAGCTACTCCATTGGCTATAAGTTGTTTCTTTGCTAGTGCTTGCTGTTTATTAAATTGTTCTTGCCACAAATCGTGTGCTTGTTGTTCTGTCAATCCTGTTTTATAGTTACCTTCGCCATATGCTTTGCCGTTCCATCCGCTGTATACACCAAAAAAGCTCAAAGCCATAAGTTGGGCTTTGTCGCTAGCAGTTGTTGATGTTGTATCTAAAACTGTACTGTAACTTTCAGTATCTTTTACTGTAAAGTCGTCCCATACCATTCGCAATTTGTTGTCAATTATATCTGTCAACGCGGGCCTCCTCTTGGATTAGTTACATCTGATATCATATCTTCACCGCTAGGCAATTCGCCTGCACATGCATCTTGTGTAAGATCATCCATTTGAATATCTTTGACGACTTGCGTTGGATTAGGATCAGCCACTTGAGGTAAGATTTTAGAATCAGGACTGGAATCACCATGTCCTCCCCAAGGTTCTTTCTCAGGTACTCTACCTACTATACTTTCTTTTACTGTTTTGTTTAAAGTGTGATTGATTGCTGTAGTTTTTTCAGCAGGTGTAGCGGCAGGGCCGTTCAAATCAATCATTGCCGCTGTTACTCTAACAAATCCACTAGCTTTAATATGACCATTGAGATCAGTTGTAAGTTTTATATCTTTGTTAGCATGAAGATTAAATTCGCCTGTTGAACTTTCTAGTTTTATTCCATCAGTTCCTCTTGCTTTAAAATTAATTGCATCTGCTTCTACATTGAAATTATCTTTACAGTGTAGATTAAAGTTTGCTTCGGTATGCATACTAATATCGTTTCCAGCATAGATGTCAATTTTACCATCACTACTCATTTGTATCCAAGTACTACCAGCTTGATCACTTATATAAATCATTCCTGGGCCATCATGTATTAAAAACTGAGCGCCACCAGCACTACGCAATCTTAATAATTTACTAAGACCTGCTTGTCTGTCAGGATCAGGATTTATAACTCTGTCACCTGTAGCCTTTGTTCCATCATCCATTACAAACTGATGTCCGCCTGGAGTATTAAACCCAAACACTTGTGTAGGTGATTCTCGTCTAGCACTACTACTGCTAAGTCCTCTGATGCTGTCGATCCCTGTTCCAGTTTCACTGATTTCGCAGTTGTTTACTTGGTCTTTGAAATCACTATTTTCTCTGCGTATTCTATCAGGATTAGCTCTTGGTCTTAGATTGTTTACTGTTTTGTTGTTAGGACTTGGGTCGTATGTTGGTCCTACAGCATTAGGCTCACTGTCTACTCTAGCGGCAGGTTGTGTTGGATATGATGCATTACGAGTAGTGTCAGGTAAGACACCAATACAAATGCCAACATCACTATTGTTTGCAAACGCAACTAACACTTGTGTACCTGGATTAGGTGGGTGACTACTAAATCCATATGAATTTGTAAATCCTTCAAATTGTATACTCCCTCCATAAGGACTTGAACGTCTTACACGAGCATATTCTTTTCTTGATTCTTTACTATCTACATCACCTTTATATCCTTCTCCAATAATTTCAACATTCATATAACCTTCGTATCTATCATCAGTAATATCGATAACTTTAGCAATGTAGAGACCTGATAATTTTCTTATACCACCAGCAAATCGAGTTTTGTCTGCTTTTTCGTCAATGCCGGGTGTAGCTGTTTCATTGCTTCCTAAATATCTCATTGTGTTATCCTGTCATAATATCTTTTAGCCATTGTGGTGCATTTCTGGCACGATAGGTTCCGCCGTCGAGTGGACCTCCCCAATATCCAGCTGTACCTTGTCCATATTGGCTAGCATTATCAATATGAAACGTATTGTCTCCCATATATCCATTTCCTGCACCAATACCTGTTGCACCTGCTTTTTTAGCTTCAGTTAAAAAGTTTTGTATAATTGGCAAATCTTGTGCGTTGTTGATATCTAGCACTCTACCATTTGCAGTTGTTATTTGCACATCTGCCGCATGTCCGTTGTCATGTCTAGTACTACCTGTTCTTCTAGTACTTGTTCCTTTAGCTGGTTGTCCTCCACTAGTCACATCAACATTAACTCCTGCGGCTTGTCCAGCTTTAATTAGTATTTGTTTTAAGTCATTGGCAACTGATTGATTTCTAATTTTACTTGTATTAAGTTGACTTTCAGTAAGTACACCATTACCGTCACTGCCAGGTAAGTTTTCTGGATCAACTACACTTGGTCCAGTATTCCTAGAGTCTTCACTTCCTTCAGCATCGCCTTCGCCTTGTTCGTCTCCTGGTTTAAATGGTTCTCCAGATTTAAAAGGCTTATCATCTATTTCGCCTTTTTGTAAAAATGTCCATACTTTACCAACGTTTGTATTAACATCTCTATAAGATGTCAAGTTCATTGTAAACTGTCCGTCTTGGTACTGTGCATCAACTTCAATTACTCTATAAACACCAACTATTCCAAAGTTTGCCTCTGGTATATTCATTAATCCAGAGGACTCATCTGGATATGTAGGGAAATTCATATTTAAGAAATAGCAAGGGCCTCCCTTTTCATATTCTGCACCATTGAGTACACTACTAGTACTACGGGGTCTGCCTAACCAATAAGGATCTCCTCTAACTGTAATTTGTTGTTGCATCAAATCAGCTAAACTGTTTAGGTTGATATCAACTGCACCTAAAAATAATGCGCCATTTGTATCTCCATCTTCAGGACCATTTGTTGCTTTACTATTAATTTCAGCTACATTAAAACTTAAAGGGTGACTGCTTCTTGAATCTTCTGCTTGACTACCTACCACATCACTTTGTGTAATATAAAAATCACCACTAACATTATCAATTCTACTTTGTGTTCTTAGTCTTGCTTCTTTATTTGCTAGAGGTTGAAGAGCTTTTATTTGCTCGGCAATTTCGTTTTGTCTTTCTTCAAGACGAGCCTTCTCTTCTTTAATCTTTTGTTTCCTCTCATCTAAGGATCTCTCTTTAGATGCCATTTCGTTAGGGTTATTGCTTCCTGGGTCAGAACCAGACTGGAAGTTTTCTCGCTCTTGTTCCAGCTTGAGTCTTCTACTTTCATTCTTACTAAGTTTTGCTTTATTTTCTTGAAGTTGACCTTTAAGTAATGCTAGTTCATTTTCTTTTGAACCTGCTCCTGGAAATGCTATCCCGCCTGTTCTTGCTGTACCTTGGTTGACGGCTTGTATTTGATAATAGGTATGATTGAGATATACATCTAAATTTAAAACTTCAGTGTTTAATCCTGTAAAGTGATAATCAAAACGTTTTTTAAGTAAATCGTTTCCTACTATATTTTTAATTCTATCCATCTGAATACTTTCATCGCCCATAATTATATCATGTTGAACTGCGTCATGTACAAGTTCAGGTACAATGAATTGCTTAATGTTGTATTTTATACTTTTTGTATAATTCTTAGATAAAAAATCATATTTGTCATAATCTACCTCAGTTTCAAATACAAACCACTCGCTGAGATCTTTCCATGTAGACGGTTTTGCTTCCGGATCATCTGGATTGTCTTTATGAAATCCTCCGTTTGCTGTAGGTAGCTTTCTAAAGTTAGTTGTACACATGAGTGCCATAATAATTGAATCTGTAATACTAGTACCTTGGTTTATTACAAATGTCAGAGTTCCTACACCAGTTACACTTATACTTTCTAAGTCACCACCAGGACCACTGCCGGCATCAAATGCCCAGTCGTTCCATTCTTGTTTCTTTGAACCAAATTCAAATGTGTTTGAATATAATCTTGTAGTACTAGTAAGAACTTCTTTTTCTTCTTGTTCGTTGATTATACTAGTAAACTGTTCGAGAAACTCTCCAAACTTACTTGCTGTAATAGTAATTTGTTCTTTGGTAAACAACATTAACTTTTTGTATGCTTCTTGGTCTGTTTCTAACATATCAGCTCTGTATGTAGTACCACCATCTGAATAACTAAAATCTAAAGCTGTCATAATAGTATTGTAATAAAAAGGTCCTGCTATATTATCAACTGGTGAACCATTTTCATCGTAGCCAATAAACCTAAGTTCTAGCAAATAACATGCTTGCAAATGATTTTCAATGCCTAACTCTTGGGCGGCAAGATAAATTCTACTGTACAGTGTTGCACCCATTGGTTCAACGAAAGTAAAACTAAACACATTAGCAAACCCATTTCTGTCAACAGATTCTTTGTTAAAAACTAATTTAAGATTTTGTACTACACTTTGTATGTTGATTTCACTTTCAACACCACTCTCAGCAATTACTCTATATCTATTTGTGTTTACTATACTATCACGCAACGACACATCATCAGGATGCATCATCATAACTTTCCATTTGTAGGTGTAATTATCGAACGCATTAAGTACGTTATCTTCGTAAAACTGTACCTTAGCCATTAAAGAGTTCCTGTTACTTGAAAATTATTAGGAGCTATAATCTTTGTTCCAGCAGTAAAATCCATGATCGGATCTAATAGTGCATCTCTATTGTAGTGTGCAAATACCCACCAAAGTCTAGCACTTCCGAATAATTCAAAAGCCATCAGATCAGGTCTTCTATCAAACTTTGGTTGTATAATATAAGTTGTTGTTTCTTCACTTAGTGTATCTATAGTAAGAGGAGGCTCATATATACTCAAGTACTTTCTATTCAGACTTGTTTTAGCATAATTACTGTCTCTTTTGTATACTGTAGCCGCCATTAAATGAATCCTTGTCTATATGCTGAACCACTAATGAAGTTAGATGTTGTAAACTGACGTTTTTGTTTATCTGGATTAAGTTGTACACTCAACTGAATAAAAATTGTCATCATAGCTGGAATTTGTGTTTCGCCATCAAATAGTTTTAAATCTACATTACTGTCATAAGTTGTTGAAAATGTCTGTACAACAACAGGAATGTTACTAAACTGTTTATCACCAAATGAACTAAACTCTAGTACAGGCGGCGGAGTTCCAGCGGCAGGAGATTGTTGTCCTAGCCCATAGAACATTTTAGTTACACTTCGCAAAAAGTGTAAACAAGCATATGTGTATCTTGCTTCATCGTCTGTTACACTAGCCATTACGCCTGTCAACTGTATGTCCGGACTTGGAGTATTTCTATAAGCATTGTATGTGTAATTTGTGTGTGCCATATCATACGGACTGTAATTCACACTTTGTGAATATATTACATCTGGTTGTAATGGAAACATTATTCCGCCATGTGGTCTCAACGGAGCTAATATATCTTGTCCCAAGTATAAACCTCTTGCACCAGGTTTTAAGACTAATTTAGTACGGTTTTTAGCTAGCACTGGCATTAAGTTTATCCCTTATAAATTCGTATGTTTTGGGCTCAATAGAGCCAAAAAATTCTCTAAAAATCATCATCTTTTGATTGTCATTTAGGCTTGCATTCTTCATTGCATTTCTAAAATCTGTTGCACTCATACCACCTTCTTGTATGCCTACCTCCAGTATATAAGCACCTTGGTCACTAGGTACCATTTCAGCACCCGGTACATAATCTCTGAGAAAGCCACCTCTTTTTAATCTTCCTGCATCTTTAGCACTGAATACAAGTATAACCGCTGTGTTATCAGGGTTCTTTCCTGTTAAGCTCACATCTGGTCTGTATGGTTGTGTTTGTACAACATTACTTGCAGGTATATTGAACATCTCATTCATTATGCGTTTTTTCTCTTCAAAGCTAAATGGGTCACGTTCTGGTGTTGCAGTCTTGCTCACTGTAGTAGCGATAAATACGTTAGAGGAACCAAACTGTTCCACTAGATCCATATATACTTTGTGATGACCTTTATGCATTGGCTGAAACCGACCAC